GCTGCAGGAGTGCCGGGACGATTTCCTGAAGTTCTGCGCGTACATGTACACGGACTGGAAGGAAGGCCCGCACCATAGATATATGAAGGGCCCGCTGCACAACGTCAAGAATGGCGATGAGTTACGCCTGACGGTCAGTATGCCCCCACGCTTCGGGAAGTCCGAGACCATCGCATACTTGTTCATTGCGTGGTACTTAGGCCACCACCCGCACCATCACATTATGATGGCAACGCACACCTCTACGCTGTCTGCGGACTTTGGGCGCAAGGTGCGCAATTTGATTGACACCGACAAGTACCGCGAGATCTTCCCCAACACTATCGTGTCCCGGGACAAGTCTGCCTCAGACAACTGGGCGACAACCTCTGGGGGCAAGTACCTTGCCATCGGTATCGGCGCTAACGTAGCCGGCCACGGTGCGCACTTACTGATTGCTGACGACTTGGTGTCCGAGCAGGCGGTGCTCGCCAACCCGGATGCTGCGTTCGAGACTGCGTGGACGTACATGCAGGTAGGCCCCATGCAGCGCTTGATGCCCGGTGGTCGCATAGTCATGATAGGAACCAGATGGGGGAAAAAAGACCCTATTGGACGCGCACTGGCATGGGCAGAGCAGAACCCCACGGCGCTGCCGTGGCAAGAGATCCGGTTCCCCGCTATCCTCCCATCGGGCAAGAGCTTGTGGCCCGCACAGTGGCCGATAGACCAGCTTCTGGCAAAGAAGGCCGGCATGCAGCCGCAGTACTGGTCCGCGCAGTACATGCAGGAGCCCACCAGCGAAGAGGGGGCGTTGCTGAAACGCAACTGGTGGAAGATATGGGAGAAGGAAGATCCGCCCGACATGGAGTTTGTCTTACAGGTCTGGGACACCGCGCACGAGACCAAGAACAACAACGACTACAGCGCGTGCCTAACGTGGGGCGTCTGGTACAACGAAGAGAGCCATCGGCACGAGTTGATGCTGCTCAACGCCATCAGAAACCGGTGGGAGTTCCCACAGCTTAAAGAGATCGTGCTCGAGCAGTACAAGGAATGGGAGCCCGAGTGTTTGCTGGTGGAGAAGAAAGCCGCCGGGGCTCCGCTCATTCAAGAACTACGGCAGATGGACATCAGCGTTGAGGAATACAGTCCGTCGCGGGGGGCTGCGGGAGTGTCCAATGACAAACGTGCGCGGGTGCACTCAGTATCCCCCTTACTTTTTGATGGTGTCGTGTGGGCCCCAGACTTCCGGTGGGCGCACGAGGTCATCAACGAGTGCGCAGAGTTTCCCAATGGCGAGCATGACGACTACGTTGACTGCGTGACAATGGCGCTGAGCCGCTATAGGCGGGGCGGGTTCATATCGCTAAAATCAGACCGCCAAGACGAGCCTAAGATATTTAGGCGCAGCAGACAAGCGGCATACTACTAAGGATACCAAATGGCAACCAACATCGATAAAGCGCTGTACCAAGCCCCTATGGGTCTGGACGACATGGGGGATGAAGCTATTGAAATTGAGATCGTTGATCCGGAGTCTGTGAACATTGGGATCGACGGCATGGAGATTGAGATTGATCCGGATGCCGCACAGGACGGAGACTTCTCGGCAAACCTTGCAGAGGAGATGAACGAAGGAGCGATGCAGTCCCTCAGTTCTGACTTGACTTCGGAGATTGACAATGACAAAGCAGGGCGCAAGGATTGGGAGAAAGCCTACACCGAAGGGTTGAAACTGCTGGGCCTGCAGTACGAAGAACGCACAGAGCCGTGGAATGGCGCTTGTGGTGTGTTCCACCCAATGATCACCGAGGCGGTTGTACGCTTTCAAAGCGAGACCATCACGGAGACCTTCCCTGCTGCAGGCCCGGTGAAGACCAAGATCATTGGCAAAGAGACCAAAGAGAAGAAAGAGTCGGCAGTTCGTGTTCAGGAAGACATGAACTATCAACTGACGGAGAAGATGGTTGAGTTCCGGGCAGAGCACGAGCGCATGCTGTGGAGCCTTCCTGCCACAGGTTCCGCGTTCAAGAAGGTCTACTACGACCCCAGCCTAGGCCGGCAGACTTCCATATTCATCCCGGCAGAAGACATCCTGCTGCCCTATGGGGCATCCGACATCCAGTCTTGCTACCGCGTCACCCATGTGATGCACAAGACCAAGAACGAGATACTGAAGCTGCAGAAGGCGGGGTTTTACCGGGAATGCGACATCGGTGACCCGACCAAAGAAACCACTGACATTGAGAAGGCCAAGGACAAAGAGACGGGGTTCAGCGATCTAAACGATGACCGGTTCACCCTGTACGAGATCCACGCAGACCTTGACCTAAAGGGGTTTGAGGACACCGACAAAGACGGCGAAGAGACCGGGATCATGCTGCCCTATGTAGTGACTCTAATTAAGGGTACGGGCGAAGTTTTGGCGATTCGCCGCAACTGGGAAGAAGATGACGACCTCAGACTCAAACGACAGCACTTCGTTCACTACCAATACATCCCGGGGTTTGGCGCTTACGGGTTCGGGCTGTTCCACCTCATCGGCGGGTTCGCGAAGTCGGCTACCAGCATTATGCGACAGCTTGTGGACGCAGGCACACTTTCCAACCTTCCCGGTGGTCTCAAGACCAGAGGGCTGCGAATCAAGGGCGACGACACACCCATTGCCCCCGGTGAGTGGCGGGATGTAGACATTGGCTCTGGGGTGATGCGGGACAACATCCTGCCGCTGCCCTACAAGGAGCCCAGCCAAGTTCTGTACACCCTGCTGGGTAACATCGTAGAAGAAGGCCGCAGGTTTGCCGCCACTGCGGATCTGAAGATCAGCGACATGTCAGGGCAGTCGCCCGTGGGCACAACGCTGGCGCTGCTTGAACGCCAGCTTAAAGTGATGACGGCAGTGCAGGCACGGGTGCACGCAGCGTTTAAACAAGAGCTTAAACTGCTGGCCCGCATCATTGCGGACTACACCGACCCGGACTATCCGTATGAGCCTGAAGTGGGCGACAAGAAGGCCAAGAAGGAAGACTACGACGATGTGGATGTGATCCCCGTCAGCGACCCCAATGCGGCCACCATGAGCCAGCGGGTTGTCCAGTACCAAGCTGTGATTCAGATGGCACAGATGGCCCCGGATATTTACGACCTACCGCAGTTGCACCGCAACATGCTGGAGGTCTTGGGGATCAAGAATGCCGACAAGCTGGTGCCGTTGCCTGATGACCAGAAGCCGCTAGACCCGGTGACTGAGAACATGATGATCATCAAGGGGGAGCCGGTCAAGGCGTTCTCGTATCAGGATCATAAATCCCACATTGCTGTGCACCAAGCCATGATGCAAGACCCTTCAATAACGCAGATTATTGGTCAAAGCCCCAAGGCTCCGCTTATTCAAGGGGCGCTGATGGCCCACCTTGCAGAGCATGTCGGGTTCCAGTATCGACAGCAGATTGAGCAGCAACTGGGCATGCCCATGCCGCCGCAAGACGAGAAGCTGCCGCCTGAAGTTGAAACGGCGCTGTCGGGCATGTTGGCTCAAGCCGCGCAACAAGTCTTGCAACAGAACCAAGCGCAGGCAGCACAGCAGCAAGCGCAACAGAACCAGCAAGACCCGCTGATTCAAATGCAGCAGCAGGAGTTACAGATCAAGCAGCAGGAGTTGCAGCTTAAAGCCCAAGACTCCCAGATGAAGAACCAGCTTGCTATGCAGCAGTTGCAGTCTAAGAATCAGCAGATGGCGCAGCAAGCGGCTATGCAGGAGAAGAAGCTGATAGTGGATGCCACCACACAAGCGGACAAGCTAAAACTGGAGCAGCAGAAGGCGCAGTTGCAGAGCCAGCTTGCCGGGATGAAGGTTGGTGCACAGATACAGGACAGCAAAGCAAAACTAGCTGCACAGCAGCAAGAAGCGGGGGTCAGGATGGGTATCGATGTTGCCAAGAGCAGGGCGCAAGCGGTACAACCTAAAACACCGAAAGAGGCAGCATGATTAAAGATTTTGTGCGGGTACTGCGCGAAAAGATTCGTACCGACATGAACAACTACGCCGATGACTTGGCGGGGGGAAGCTGTCGCAATTTTGAAGAGTACCAAAAACTCTGCGGGACTATTCAGGGTCTAGCCCTTGCAGAGCGTTATTTAATTGACCTTGCTGAGAAAGCAGAAAGAGCCGATGAGTAATCTTATTTTGCCAAAAACTATCCAACTTACGGAAAACCCCAGTGAGGATGCGTCTCAAGAAGAGAAAGCTACGCAGCTTCCTGACCCCACGGGATGGAAGCTACTGTGTGTGGTGCCTGATGTAGAGAAAACCTTTGAGAATTCCAGCATTGTCAAAGCAGACCCCTACATGCGGCAAGAAGAACACGCCACCACCGTGCTCTTTGTTGTAAAAGTTGGCCCTGATGCATACAAAGATCAAGCCAAGTTCCCCGGTGGTGCGTGGTGTAAGGCCGGAGACTTTGTTCTGGTGCGTACCTACTCGGGTACACGCTTCAAAATCTACGGCAAAGAGTTCCGTTTACTAAATGACGACCAAGTAGACGCGGTTGTGCAAGATCCACGCGGCTTGACCCGTGCG